TGCCGGATGTGATTCTGATGCATAAAAAACGTTTGCAGGGTATCAAGGAGTAGTTCCTTGATATCAGCGAACTTATGACCATGCTCCCAGGCATATAGCAACAGCATCTGGACGGCCTTGTTCGGGTCGAACTCGCCGGTCCCAATCTCGATATACGAGTCAGGATCCATCGCGGACTCGAATGTACGCAGCAGTTGGATGGGTGAGCGAGTCCCCTCAACCTGAGGACGGCCGCTCAGGCGGAGAAAACTTTGCTGGGTCAATCCCTTGTGAGTTTTAAGCAGGTGCCTGAGATGGCCTGAAATGTACGTCGTGTCAGTACCACTCATATTATCGGCCGTGCTAAGTTCTTGTTTTTCGCGAGTCATGATATATCCTCAGAGTTTTGGCCCAACAGGGCTTGTGATGACAGGGCTGGGTACGTTCGAGACGAGTCGTTCTCGCTCCAGCTCCTCAGGTTGATTGGACAGCTCACCCGATATATGGTGCCGCTGATCATGCAGATCGCGCCAGGTGCTGTCAAATAAAAACGCCCCGTTAGATGACCGCTTCAGCAGAACTGCTCCGGCGGTCGATGACGAGAGTCGCTTGTACAGATTGAGCGTCAGAGCTTCATCGTCCGCCATTGGGTTTACAGCTGCACCGATGCGCAACGACAAGCTGGCGCACAGATTGTTGATCGCTGTTAGCAAGGAAAAAATGCGACCGGAAAAGCCCCCCTTAACAGCTGCACCACCAGAGTTGTGCAGCATATGCCTCAAGCTATCAAGAGCCACGGGTAGTCCAAGACAGGAGTAGGCTATCGCTGTGGACAAAGCACCCTCCAATGAGCAGGCCTGCACAGTACCGCACAGTGCCTCACCAATGTCCATCCCTTGGCTGGGCTCGCCCCAGCGGACAATGATATCCGGACGTAGATGATTCTTGATCACAGTGGTCTTGCCGGAGCCTGTATCCCCAAGGACGAGAGTTAGACCCGGGATCTGCTTCTCGAAGGCCCAGGCATCGCCTTCAGCCTGAAGCAGCGTGGCAGGGTACACATCGGTTAAATTGGAGAGGTACTCACTGTGAAACCGAG